GTCTTGCATAGTTTGTAAACGTAGCTTCTGTTAACGATCCAGTTTCTGCTGCACTTACTGCCGTTGCGAGTCCTACATAAATACTGTCACCCGGACTAGAAAAACTAAGAGAGTTATTTTTAAATAAAAAATGTAGTATTCTTCTCTCAAGATAATTGGTCGCTGCATTTGCTGTTGCCATATTTTACTCCTATGTTCTCTGCGCTCTTGGTAGACCCTCAGAGTAAGCGTCAGTATTTTCTCTTGCCTCTCCGTAATCTTTAAGTCTTGTTAATTGATCCATAAACCTTTTTTCATATTGTTGTATTAAATCAGGCTCACCCTTCATAAAAATATAAGCATCTACTAAAGATCCAAATAATAATGCAAATGGAGCATTAGTGCTTAACCATGTTGTACCACTATCCGCACCTGCAGTTAAGCTGGTGGGTCTATAATAGTAATGCAATTCTATTGCATAATTTGAGTTTGGGGTTGGGCCAACTATAAAATTATTTGCGTCAAACTGAGCATAAAATCTTGGCTTTGCTGTTGAGGTAGAGCCATCATAAGCCTCTTGGATGAAGTTAACATCTTTTTGTAATAAAAAAGACTCACTGCCTGCTGTCGTTATTTGTAAAGAAAAGGATGCTAGATAGTCTGATGGTATTGTTAAAAATTTATCACTTGATGTTAATGCAGTTGTAACATTCTTTCTGAATATTTCTAAATCAACATTCTTAAATATTCTCTCTTCTGCTGCTTTTATAAAATCAGATAAATGACTTACAAATGCTGTTTCTGTATTATCGGTATAATCTTGTATTGCCGTCTTTAACTGTGCAAATGTAAAGCTCATTTAAGCCTCCAAAGTAACTGGTCCAACTGTGGCAAACACACCGCCTCCAGTAATCGATCCCGCAGTTGATTCTGCTGCAATAGTAATGGTGTATGTGTCATCTGTTAATTTAGTTATAGCATATCCTGTGGCTAATTCAAAGTTCGCTGCGGTTAAACCATCAAAACCTAAACAGTTTCTAAATCTTACTGTGTCTGATGTGGATCTACCATGATCCTTTTCAGTAACTGTAACTACAGTGTTACCACTATCTGCGGCAGCAGTTGTAAATGGATCGACTAGTAACAGCCTCTCTGTTGCAGGCTCTATTCTATCTGGTCTTGCGTTTAATAGTGATTGGGTGTCATCAGTTTTAAATTTACCTAAATGATTTTGTGGATGATCTGGGTCAACTACATCATACCCAACCATCATACCAGTTTTGGCACCGTTTCTAATCTCTGGTATTAGTTCCCTAAGCGGATATCTAAATCCTGTCTTATCACATATACCATATGCATATTTACCAACTGAATAAGGCATTACTTCTCTTTCTTTGATTTGTAGAAATATTCTTCACTATCTCCAAATCTCTCTAGTTTATTCTCGTTTTCTACCTGATAATAATATGTGCTAACTTTAAAATCAGGTGTTAATGGTTCTGCAGGAGTCAAACTGTTATCATATATCCTAGTTCTGTTGTTGGGATACAAACAATACTGACCGTTTTCTAATTCTATAATATTGTGTGACTTATGCTCCTCTGGTGTTTCGCTAGTGCTAAAGTCAACTGTATCTATGTCACCATGATAATTATCAAGAGTTGCTACATAAGACCCTTTTACTGATCCCGCATCTCTAGTGTAAACTTCATAACTCATAGAGCCTATAAACTGTTTTTGTATACAAGTTACATTGTAATCCATACAATTCCAAAACTGTAGATTATACAAAGGCAAATCAGGGTTAGGTGTTTTTGGCTCGCTAACAAAAGCACTTATTGGTAACTTATCAAACATTGCGCCATACTCTGGTAAGTATGTTTCAAAGTAAAAAGCTCTACCCGGCAAAGACTTACAGGATATCCAAACGCCCTTCACAAACTCACCATGACCATCTTTATGATCTCTTAAATATTCTTTTCTTACCCATAAATTAATTGCAGGTAAATTACATATTAATCTCGACACTATAAGTTACCGTTAACTTTTATCTCATTCTAAAACTTATACCTCTAGAGGCCATTCCTCCTCCACGCATTTTGACAACCTTGCCGCCTTTTTTCATACCTTTTGTGGTGGCTCTTTTAAATAGTTTTGGAAAATCTTTTTTAACTGATTGAACTATTTGCTTTCCAGTTTTAGTTAATTTCGGACCTTTAGAGCCTTTAACCACAGATGCCTTTGCTCTTTCTCTAACTTTATCCGATATTGCTTGCTTAAGTGTTTTAGGTTGAGGCGTAACTTTGCCACCTTTTTTCATAAAGCCCATCTTGTTACGAACACCTGTGGGTAGCTTGCTCAAACCTTTACCCTTATTGCCCTCTGGTACGGGTTTCAAAGAGCCACGACCAGCAAAACCAGAAACCTTTTTTCGTTTTGGCTTTGTTTGCACCTTAGGTGTAGGAGGAGGTGTTAACGGTTTTCCAGATGTTAGCTTTTTTTTCTTTTTTTTGTTTATTTCAAATTCCATTGGCATTTATCTTCTCCCTAATGATGGTGATTTAGTAGAATAAAGTCTCTTTCTTTTCATTCTATCGATAGCCCTTTTTGGTCTTGCTTTAGGTTTAGGAGGAGGCGTTAACGCTACCTTTCTTTTTTTAGCACGGTTTGCTGGTACTTTTGGCTTCTTTTGCAATCCAGCCATTTCCGTTTTAGTCATGCCTTTGTAAGGGCTTTGTTTAGTGCTACCACCAACTGTTGCGCCTGTTGTTTTTTTGCTACCAACTTTTGATGCAGCATAAGGTAATTTTAAATTAGCACCTGCTCTAATTTTGTTAGCATCTGTTATATTTGGATTTGCAGACATTAATTGCTTTAATGTAAATCCTTTTTTCTTTGCTATCTGTGATAGTGTATCTCCAGACTTAATTTTATATTGTGGCATTTTAACCTCCGTAAAATGTGTTATATGGTACAAATCTAGCAGACGAGCTATCCTGATCTTCCCCTGCTGCTAGTTCAAACTGAAACTCGTATTCCTGTTTGAGAGGAGCAACTCTATTCGCAACCTCTGGTCTTTTCATAGCTATGTAATAAGCTAATCCAGAAACAAGACAAGGTGCAAATCTAGGTGGTATAAAAGATGTGGTTGTTCCATCTATACCGGAATCTATGCCATCTATACCAACAATTCTAAAAAAAGATAATGTATATGTATCTGCACTGTCTGGTACAGGCCACATTGTCACTGTTACAGAGCCAGCGAGTCTTTGTACAAATATCTGTGTAGGCTTACCTTGTGTGTTCTTTGCACTTTGCTGTGCATATGTTGATACACTTATTCTTGTTAGATTTGTATCTACCTGATTTGTGCCAGTGCCAGTTCTAATCTGATGCTCTAATATATCTACGGTATCTGTAGGCATAGTGTACGTTGCTGTGCCTGAGCTAAGTGACAAAGTTCCAGAGGCAATAGTCCAAAGATTTAATCCTCTGTTCTGCCATTCCATAGTTAAAAGATTAAAACTACGTCTGGCGTTTCTTAGATCATTACCAGTTCTAAGCTCTAAGCCTG